TTTTATAATAAATACTGGTCTTTCCTGTGTTGGAACATTATTAAGTTTATTCACTTTGGAAAAAATACGTAATAGGTATTTTTGATTAATTATTGTGTTATTCATTCTTACTTTTTATTGAGAAAATAGTTTAATTCCATTTTCAATTTATTTATCGCACGATTAGATACATTATAGCTCTCGTTCTCGTCGCGCCCCTCCATGATCACCGCCACCGTCCATTGTAACGAACCCAGATTATTTAGTCCTCCCCCCGAAATTTTGCTTGTAATTGGAAAATATTTCTTTATAATACTTTTCATTTTCATTACTTCCTCACCTGTCCCAATAATATTTGAAGTGTTTCGTTTTATTGAACTCATATTTTTATTGAACATCATTATCGATTTGGGTTCGTATTTTTTTATCAGTTTATTTATCGAATCTAGAACAGCTAAATATAATTTTTGTCTTTGTTTTATTTTTTTAAAATCTTTAATTGCGTCTTTTACTGTTTTAATTCTCCGATTAAGACCGCCTTGTAAACCCTGTCCCGACGAGATCGTGAACGATGGGGGGGTGGCCAGCTTCTGTAAAGAAGGGAATTTCTTTAGTAATTTTAAAACTTCCGAGTAATCGTACATATTACGCAACCCCCTTTCCATTTGATTTAATGATTTCGATGACCATTCATGCCATAATACATTTCGTAAATTAGAATTTTGCCACCTCCTGGTACCGTCAATATACTTTTGTTTGGTATTTTTGGATGGACCAAACATTGCTCTTATAATAATATTATATTTTTTTGGATATAAAAAATATAATCCTACATTAGTGAGATAGGATGGGGCTTTCGATAATTATGGGAAATATGTTTTCGGGTAAAACCTCGGAACTTATTAGAAGATTGAAGCGTTTAAAAATTATAGGTAAGAAAATTTTGGTTGTCAACTCTGCTAAGGATACCCGTTCCCCCGATGAAGTTTTGAAGACTCACGACAATGTAAAGTTTGATTGTTTCAAGGTCTATGAGCTTTTCGAACTCATAAACAAGGAGGAGTTTAATAACGCGGACATCATAGCCATCGATGAGGCTCAATTCTTCCCCCGTCTCAAGAAGTTTGTGGAGTGCTGCATGTGTGTAAATAAGGATGTAATCATAGCGGGTCTGGATGGAGATTCATTTCAAAATAAGTTTGGTGAACTCCTGGATTGTATTCCAATAGCATGTGAGGTCACAAAGTTGTCTGCTCTCTGTATGCGTTGCAAAGATGGAACCCCGGGGCCCTTCACGAAGAGGATTGTAAAGAATCAGGAGCTTGAACTTATTGGGGGGAGTGACATGTACATAGCCACCTGTCGTAATCATCTATGAATATCTAAAATGAGGACAACTCGTCTACCTGGTCCAGTCTTGACGAGTTCGTGGTACCTCGCGTGATCGAATATAAAATCGTCGCCGTCCATGTGGACATGTGAACCACTTTCAGTATACAATGTGCAATCACCGCCACCTTGTATAGTGAGATGATACCTCAGGAGTTCATTTGATTCAGCTCGGTGGGGAGCTATAGTCATAGGACCATCTACTACTGCGAATGCGGCACGCCCGGCGAAGTCACGTGTGCATGAAATTTGTTTGATTAACCCGTAGAGTATTGGAAAATGTTCAACTTTATAATAGTAGTAGTTCATATTCTTTTCAAACCATGGATCTAAGTCATGGTAATACTCGTGTTTCAGTGTTGGTGAAACTTTTAGAAACTCTTCGCGTATCTTTTTATAGTGAAGTTTCAGTAATAAAAGTCCGGGGTGAAAGTGGTGAGGTTTGAATATATCTCTCAGTGTGTTTTGCATGCCAACCACAGGTCTCCATATATTTGTAAAGTACAACAGATCTATCGGTGCTTTCATGTAGTCACAAAAAACTAAAATGGCGGGTGTAATAATCAGAAAGGGCCACATTATTTTCTCAGTAGATAATAAAAATGCCCGGATACGGCAAGCGTGAATACATGGACCCAACCCCAGAACCCACCGAGGACGTCAAGACTGTTGAGCATCGTTTCAAGATGTCAGCTCTCCCAGCGCTCACCATTATTCAGATCCTCCTCATCTCGTTCATCGCGTACCACGCGTGGACTTCCCGCAAGATGAAGAGCCCCGTTTTGGGCACCGCTCTTATTACCTACGGCCTCTTCCACCTCTATGACCACCTTTACCGTGTGAAGCGTGGCCCAGAGCACCTTTTTTTCCTCCCTAAGAAGGAGGCGTACTGTGGCGCGTGCCGAAAATAAATCCCTGTAAAATATAAGTATGCGCGTCAAAGTTATTCGTAGCCCGAACCCGAGGAAGAAGTTCAGGGCGATATTAGAAGACGGCAGGACTGTTGACTTTGGTGCACGTGGATATTCCGACTACACCAAACACAAGAATCCTTCACGAATGCGTTCCTATGTTCTTCGCCACGGGGGTCAGATACCCAGACGTGTGATGGAGGAAGAGGATCCCCGAAAAATTCAGAAGCTTATGCTCAACGTAACCACCAGTGACAAGGAGGACTGGAAGTTAGGTGGAGTAGATAGTGCCGGTTTTTGGTCTAGGTGGTACCTATGGAGTTATCCCACATTTGGGGGTGTCCGTAGATTTATGAAAAAAAAGTATAACATAACTATAGTATGAGCAGAGGTACAATTATTGCTGTATTAGTTATACTTTTTACATGTTTCTTGTCAATATTTGGATACCTTTTCATTCAGCGATTGAAAAGGGATGCTGACGAAAGAAAACGGATCGAGGACTGGGAAAATAAAGTCAATGGGGATGAGGTATTCTTTTTTACTGAGTGTAAGTACAGGGGATTTATGATAAGTGAAAAGATTACAAATCCCATGAGTTCTATGTATGATCAGGATGACATGACGGAGCCACTGACGTCGATGATTATCCCCAAGGGTGTGGAAGTTAAGGCATTTACAGATGATAACAATAACATTTCATTTACTTACACTGGTCCTAGGGTACTGAGGTGTATAACTGCCCATGGTCCAGTTAAATCTGTGCACATAACTCGCGTTTAAGAATATCCATCTTTTCGAAAAAGACTACCATAATATCGAGTGTTTTATAATTTTCTACCCCCAGGTACTGTTGGAACAGGTCTTCTACACCCTCGAAGAACCCAGTTAGTTTTAACTCATCTTCTTCTTCCTCTGTAAATGTTTCCAATTCACAAGTGTAGTGTGACAATATTGTTTGAACTTCAACAACATTTTCACCCTTCCAATTCTCGAGGATGGTTTTCAGGTCGTCCAATTTAAATCGTTTAATGAATGCATCCGTGATACACCTCTTCGATATTATAAGTAAATCTTTACCAGTTTCCCCACCGATGTATTTTCTGAAAATATCTATAGTGGTTTTAATTCCAAATGGGGTGAAAACTATACTATCATCACACTGTCGTCTCACCCTAGAGAATTCATTCATTAGGGATATTACACCGTGAGTAGTTATGTCGTCATTTTCCCAATCTCTAGGGAGTTTTTGGAGTTCGCGGAGTTTAAATTTCTTTACTACGTGAGGTTCGGTTTTGGGAATACATCCAAAATGAAATAAACATAGTGCAACAAGTGGCACAATCATATTACAAACTAAATCTAATTCTTTATACTTAAAAAATCTTTGAAACTATTTACATAGTTGTTTTCTATAAGTTTTGCATAATCATATTCATCGTCATTCATATCGTCGTATGACAAATATGCTTCACTGAATACTCGTTTAATAGTTATGTCTACATTATCCAAGTAAAGAAGAAATTCAGATAGTTCATTGTCAGACATGGTATCCAATTCTAAATCAAATTTGTAATCAGAGAACCAATGTCTCGGTACACCAACTACATTTGTATCATATACAAGTAACCTTCTTGAAATAAATTCTTCAACTATTCCGAATGGTTGTAGTCCGATTTCATCGGACAGATAAGATGAAGCCATCAAAGTATGAATGCCTCCACTTATCTTGCGAAGAAAGTTTTTTTTGGTGTCTGTAATTATGATTGTCATTTTGATTTAAATTAAAATTTTAATATATAACTTAGGCGTTTAAAGATTGCATTTGAGTAATACTCATGACTGACTTCAAAGACGATCTTCGTGAAACAAATATACTCATTCGAGAGGTTATTCTCCCCCAACTTGTAAAGATTGAAACTGAGCTTATATCCTTACGTAAACACGTATGGCCGTATGTACAGGCGAGAAAGGAGAAGTTTTTACTCAACGACCTTGATGCGAAAAGAGATTTTTTCAAGTACCTTGATGATGAAACTATTATGGAATTATTGAAACTCAAAGCAAAGGTTTCATCTTCAGCCCAGGGTCTACACCAGAGGGAATACGACCTAACTAAAAATTTTTGTTAGTATACTATAAATGCGTGCGGGACTTGTAATCTCATTATTGGTTATATTTTTGGTGTCATCTGGGTTGGCGGCTGTGATGATGTCACAACAGAAAGACAAGAAGATGGTCGGTCCATCGGCTGTCGAGGCGGAAATGGAACCAGAAATGGAACCAGAAGTGGAACCAGAGGCGGAACCAGAAGCGGAAACAACTTCTCCAGCGACTGAAAACTACACCTATATAAAAATGTAGGTATACAATAAATGCTTCCCATATTTATGATACCCGGGGTTTCTGATCTCCTTCCATCTATCCCAGGTATGGATTTACTACCAACTACTTCGGAGATGTACAATGTGAATACACCCCTGCGTCTTTCGACAATCGGTTCATTTGTTTGTTGTATGTTTATGTTTGTCAATGTGATTCAAAAGTTGGGTCCTCTCCCCAAGGGTCCACCACCAATGATGGCGATGCTCATAGGTGCATGTGTCTGTTCTGTATTTTCGACAGGACGTATAGGCTTTGATATCAAGAGGCGCCTTGCCCCTAAAAAGGAATAAAGAAGTTGGTACTGTGAATAGTAAATGGTTGCAAAAGGGGAAAAAGACGTTTCATCAACTCGTATGACACACGACCAGCGTGAAGACATGTACTTGAAGGGTAAACAAGATGCAATGAATAAAGCTCTCGAGGGTGAGAGAGTTCGTTACAGGTCTCAGCGAGACCCTGACAGCTTTATATCCTTTTTGGAGGGTCGTTTAGAGATTTGGGACGAGCTGAAGGATAAAACCTTCCATGGTACAAGGATGTACGATAAGACTAAGGAAATCCTCGAGTCAAAAAAATTCGGGGTTGAATAAAAAATAAAGAAAATTCAGTGTGTGTACACTCGCGTAAAATTGGTACTTTGATATTACCAATTTTACGAGACAGTTTTGCTTTTCGCTTAGACATTATCTAAAATTTTAGAGGTGATAATCTCACTTAGGTAGTCACCGGGTGCTATCTTCATTTAAAATAATGGAAATTTAATTACCGAACGCGACACCGGCCATACCATTTTTGATACGGAGGATATTGTAGTTCACTGCATACACTCTGTGAAGTTGGTTACCACCTGTAGGTCCGGTGACAGTCAATTTTGCGTTATCGAT